TAAATGAGGCAACAAACTTTGCACCAGCAACAGAACTATCACTTACATCTGTAGCAGCTAGTGATGAGTTAAATACTGTAGGAGCATTTACACCATCAACAACAACTATCTTATCTGTACCATCAAAGTTAAATCTTTCAAATGTATACTTACCTGCACTTGTTCTACCTGAATCTCTTGATGTCCAAGATGATCCACCCGGAGTTGCACTGTATATACTTGTACCTCTAGCTGCTAATACTACATCAGCAAAAGAAGCAACCATTAAAACTTTCTCTGATGCAGAAGAAGTATAAGGTACAATAGCACTTACGTATTTAGAAAAACCATTTATTCTTCTGTAGCCACCTTCAATGTCAGGCTCAAAGTTACGTAACTCTAGTGCCTCTCCGGGTTGCATCAAGAATGTAGACTTGTTTAATACTAAGCCACCTTCACAATTAAATGCAGCAGGTTGTAGTTGCGACTGATCAGGCATACTTAAATAGACCTAAATGATGAAGTAGGACTTCCAATGTGGTTTCTAGTTATGTATGTAGATCTTAAATAATCAAACTTGTTGATTAATAAAGTCTGCATATTTTTAATTCCTTGTTCATATCGTGTAAAGTTAATTGCATACTGTTGTGTTTCACCACGGTACTGGTACACAAAAGCAGTTGCTCCATCTACTATGACGGGAGCAAATCTATCAGGTATAGTGGTTGTATCATCATGTGCAGACATATCAGTAGGGAATGTATAGTAATCATACTTTACTGTATATGCTTTATCTGGGCATGGGAATAATATATAATTATTATCTAGTGTTCGTATTACATGGGTAGGCGCACTACCATTACTAAACTGTGCTACCTGTACACCACTTGCGTGTTCTGCAGCCGTAGTAGATTGTGTTCCACGTGTAACACCTGTTAAATCATTACCACTTATAGCTGTGTAAGATATAATCTCACTACCTATAAAGGCACTACCTGCAGCGTCAAACCCTGTAGTAGATGCTAGAGTTAATGTTTCTACGCTGCTTGAATGTGATCCGTCTAACGTAGTAGTTGTAATTTCATCTTCACTTGTAATGTGGTGTTCTATATACTCTTTATAGTTCATACTATTTAGCTTACCACCACTTACACCTAAGTCAGAATCTTTGACCACACGAAATGTATCATAGTCAGCTAATTTAGCTGTGGCTGGTATACTGTATTTAAATGTTCCTGCAACTAATGTTTCTGAGTCTGTTGCATGATTAAATGGATAATTAAATTCTCTTTGATTTATGTATCGTACAGATTCATTAATAGCATTTTTAACTTGCGTCTGAATACCTCTAGCAGAAGTAAAGGTTGAAGATGTTAGTTCAACTTCGTTTAATCGTGTAAGAACTCTATTAGTTAAAGTTAGATAAGTTTCTGCCATTTAAATTTCTTTCACTGTTATGTAGTTGGAGAGGCCAGATTATCCCAGCCTCCCCATTTATTATATTATGCTAGATAGTCTCTATCAACTTCATTAGCTGATGAGCTTCCTTGCTCAGAAACGTCCATCAATAGAGCGTAAACTCTAAGTTTACCTGCTGAGAAGGTAGCACCGTCACCTGCAAAAGTCAGGTCTAGTGTATCTGCTGAAGACAGGACAACTTCTGCTGAAGGTGTAACGCTTGGAGCATATGCCAAGTCTGACGCACCATCAATATCAAATGCTGTAACATATTCGTCAGCGTCTGCTGCACCCAATGTTATAGTAGCATTTGTACCTGTGTCCATTGTTGCAGATTCTACAACTTGAACACCTGCGTGAACTATATGAGTATTTGCTGGTAGTGTAATACATTGTACTACGTCACCAGAAGAACAATCAATAGCTTGTGCAGTCAGGTCAATAGATAGTTCAACCTGATACGGCATTCTGCCTCTGTTAGAGTTTCCTGTAGCAGGAAGTAAAAGTGATGTTATAGTAGCCATTTTTTATATTCCCCCTACGCTGCGTTATATTTGGCAGTAACGATAGCTTCAGGACGAAGTATCTTTCTACCATATAAATGCATACCACGAACAATGTCAGAGAAGCTGTCAGGGTCACGGTATGTTTCTGTCTTATTGATCTGCTCTGCAGTAGCAACAGCAGAATCATGTCCAGCTACAATTACACCATAGTTGGCAATTTGGTTTGCAGAACCTGAAGTTCCCGGACCTGTTCCAACTGCTGGTAGATTGCTTGAACTATATACTCTGAAACCACCTAAGTTATTAATAACTAGGCCATTTCGTATACTTCCTGATTCTCCAAAGTCTGCGTTGTGAAGACGTGAATCTTCGTCACGTAGCATTTCCATAAACACAGGATCTACAACTAGCCAACGACCATTTGTGTCAACTTGCTGTTGATCAAGTAGTCTAGCCATACGAGATATCACCATGATTGGTGACGCTGTGGCTGTTGGCAAGGATGTTGCACCCGGCATACGTGGAGTTAGAGGAATTGAGTGAGTTCCTGCTGAACTAGTAGTAATGTTACCAAAGTCACCTTTTACTAGTTTCATGCTGGAAAGAAGTTCATCTGTTCCTGCAGTTGAAACCGCCACAGTACCATTTACAGTTGCGTTAACTGTGTCTGGTGTTCCGTGAAGAGAGGATTGTTTGAAACCTGATAGATAACCAAGTACGTCTTGGTCAAACTGGTCAGCCAATCTATAAGCTGCTCTATCAGAAGCAAGACTCATAAAGTTTACGTGGCTGTGTGCGTCTTCAATATCATCAATTTTAAACGCATAGTAGTTAGACTTATCAATTGTTAACGAGAAATCTTCGTCATCAAGGTCTTGTGGTAGAATAGTTGTACCACGTGTGTACGCTTTGACGGTGATCTCTGGTTCTTTTATTATTTTAACGGTATCGCCCATGTTAGCAATTTCACCAAAGTAATCATTATTGGTAACTGCTTCTACAACAGATGCCTTGCGGAATGCAAGTTGCACCTGTTTGCTGTAGATGATTGGGCTAAAATTACCGTTAGGCAGGTTACCATAACCTGCTGCGGAACTAAATGCCATTGTATAATCTCCTATTTATAGCATATATTACAGATGCAAATCAATCAAATGTTTTAACGGGCTGACTTACGTAGGGTGTATTACAGACACAGTCGCGCAACTATGTAGTTAATAGGCCATGTTTATCAGGTAGTCTTTAAGACTTTGTATGGTTTGCGATTTAGTATGGTAGGTAACCATTTTAAAAATGGGGCTACCGTAGAAGTATGACTATAGTTATATCTATTTTTTTCTATATGTCAATACCTTTTAACGAGCATTACCAGATACATCATAAACAAAACGTCCTGAACGGATAGCTTCCATTATAACATCTGAGTTTCTCTCGTACTCTTGTGGTGTCATTTTTGCCACTTGAGATTCCTTAAAGCTGCCACCAGTTTTATCTGTCTCTGGTGCATTACGTGTCTGTTTACTATTTACAGAACGTGCAGCGTCTTTATTGTTAGATGACTTTTTAGTAGAGATGTTATTGTCTATTTTGTAGAGATCTATTGCTCTTGCTGCAGACCTAGCATCATCATCATTTTCGTATAGAGCATCTTGAACCCATTTAGGTTGTTCTGTTGCCCAGTTGTGAAAGTCATCACTGTCTCTTATCTCACCAAAGTCTGGATGTAGTTTTAATAATTCTACTTCAGCTTTTTCTTTAGTAGCTGTTTCTCTCATTGCATCAATTTCTTTTACACGTTCTTCTAAATCTTGGGATTGTTCACGTGCTTTTTTGATTGCAATTGTTTCTACTATTGCTGCTACATCAGGGTATTGAGCTGCCCATGCATCAATATCGTCATCTGACTTTGGTAGTTTAATTTCTTGTTTAGTGCTTTTGTCAAGTTGTTTACGTAACTCATTAACCTGTTTTTCTAAAGATTGTTTAGTTTCTTGAGAGTGTTTACGTAGGTCACCATAGCGTTTCTTAAAAGTTTTTTCTTCTGCATTTTCTGGCTCTGCTTCTACTTCTTCAGCAACTTCACCTTTATTCTCTGCAATTAATTGTTCTAACTCTTCTTGTTCTGCTTTTCGTTTATCATCATTTGAGTACTTACGTGTTGCAAATGCAACTTTGTTTTCTGCTTGTGGCTCTGAAGCCATTTCTGTATCAGACATTATATTTCCTAACTGGGGCCACCGTAGCCTATGTTGGTAGGGGGATGAGTAGCCAGCATATAAACTGTTTTATCGTGTAGCTAATCCACGTTTTGGTGCAGCAGTTGATGCAGGTTGTCTACCTAGCATAAATACTAAGTCTTCTAACTCCCCACCTAAAACTTTACCTAGCACCCGTCCTTCAGGTGTACCTCTAAGACCCTGTAACGTAGCACGTTCAGACTCCGCTAGTTCTTTAAATCTAGTCAATACTGTTTGTTTATATTCTTGAAGTGTTGGTTCCATATTAATTTCCTAATGCTATTTTTATTTTACCT